GAATCACCGCCTGACCGGACGAATGGACTTGATCTTGGGCATCTGCGCGGCACCCGTGGGTGCTCCCGGGCCTCCGCCCCCTACACCGACAACCCGAGCGCCGTTCTTGCCTAGCTTGTGTTCCCAATAGACCCTATCGTAGGTCTCCATCTCTCTGAGCAACCCACTGATGAGAGCTTCGTTGACTGGCAGTGTGTTGCGGTAGTTGGGGAACATCCGCTGATAGTCCGCAGACTCGCGTTCGCTGAACTGCACGCCGGTTGCGGCTCGGCGGTAGTTGATGAGTGTGCCCATCAAGCGGTTACCAAGAGCAACGTACTCGGGATTGGTTGACGTGCCTAGACGCCGAGCAACATCCTCCATGTTCCCTGTGAGGTAATCCGTAGGAACACCCTTAGCCTTCATCTCCTGAAGCATCGAAGCGGCATCACGGAGTGACGCCATGGTAGCTTGCCGCCCCATGATCTGGTTCTTCACGTCAACGTTCTCTCCCTCGATCGCCGCCTGACGGATGTAGTCTGCCAGTTCGGACTTGTCTCCCGCCAATGCCGCTACTGTCTGATCAAACTCAGCTCTACGTTGAGCTGGCATGGACAGTGAGGCTCGGTTGGCGGCGTTCTTCCACTCCGGAGGCAATGCTTCGACGGATGCCCGCATGCCTTGTCGGCTTCTTGCCTCATCCAAGCGAAGCCTGGCCAACTCAGCAGCTACGGGGTCCACCTGGCGCGGGGCCTGGTACGGGGCAACAGCTTCCCCGCGTGCTTTGGCGGCTGCCATCTCCGAGGGTGTCGCTACGGTGGCTCTCCCACCGATCATGACGTTCTCCGGGTTTTCGATTCGAGGGGGAGCAGCCCCGATCACGTCTCCGAGTTGTCCCGTCTCGGGGTCGAATGCTCGGATGCCCTCAGCCGTAACCACATGCTGCTTGGGAGGCTTCTTCGGCCTCTCAATACCAGCAAGAGCCTCAAGCATGGGGAGCTTGTCCGGTCCGTACTCGTCGTTAGGGTCATTCGCTTGTTCGGGCGTGAGAAGTCCAGCACGAGCAGCGAACTGGCGCGAGGTACGATACATCACCGGACGGGATCCTTCATCGGCCGCAAGCATACCTCGCACGGATGCCTGTAGACCGGACATGGCCTCTTCCCGGTCCTTGGCTCGTGCTAGTTGCATGTTCCCATAGAGATTCTGGAATACCTCTGGACCCTTCTGCGGACCAAACATCTTGACGCATCCCGCCATGGCCGTTTCAGGATCCTTCTGCCACTCCCCCGAGTCTATCCACGTGTTGAATGCCTCCTCGCGGGCTCTCAGTTGCTTCTGCTGTTGCCACTGGTTGATCGCCTCGCCAGCGGCACGACCAGACGAGCGTATAGCATCCGCTATCGCCTGACCCATGGCTCGCTGCCGCTCAGCCTGAATCTCCCCCCTGCGCATGATGAGCTGAATCATCGCGCTCGGGTCGCTAGGCTGGTACGCCCGGCGTCGCGCCGGCATCCAATAGCCGCCCATGCTACCTCCTACTCAGGAGCACTTCCGAGCAAGTTAGACGCGAGACCCAGCTTGCTAAGATCGAGGTTGTTCTGGAGCGCATAGAGGTCCCACTGCCGCGCGAACTCCTGATTGGCCCTCTGCTGCTCAGCCTCACGCTTGCTCTGCCAATCAGCGAACTGCGGCGCGAACTGATCCTTGGCGAGTTGGTACTTCGTGTTGTAGTCCTGCAAGGCCCGGTTGTAGATGTTCCCGTACTCCTGAGCCGCGAAGTTCTGACCGTAGTCCATAATGTCCCGGAGCGTCCCTCCGGTGCGAAGCGTACCCCGAGCTGCGGCACCGCGCTCCAGAGCCTCACGGCCGCTCCGCAGACGGAACTGATAGCCGGGATCGTTCCACGCCGTCTCTCCCGTAGGGGCCGAGAACTCTGGACCCGCGAAATCCGGAGCCGCCTCGAAGTTGTAGGTGGGAGACTTGCTCATCCAGTCAGGGTAAGGTCCTGTGCCAGTGGTAGCAGTTCCCCCGCCCCCGCCTCCACCGCCAGTCCCCGAGCTGGTACTAGCCTGAGTGGACGGGGGAGGCATAGTGTTCGGGTCCTGGTCGCCCTTTTTCATATAGGCAACCTGACCCGTGGATATGTTGTCGCTCGAGGGGATGTACGGTGTCCGAGTCGGGTCTTCCTGGTTGCCATAGTTGTCGGTTTGGTACGGGTTGTATGGCGTCTGCCAAGGGTCAGGCATTGCGGCCTCCACTCATTCTGGTATTCCAGTCGTTCCATTCAAACGGCGAAACTCCACCCAGCTCGGCTAGGGTAACTCCACTGCCCGGACTCAACTCTGCCGTCTGAGCAGGGCTAGTAGGCGCTGAAGTAGGTGCGGTATTTCCTCTGGTGCTAGAGCTACCAGCCGGAGCGATGACTACCGTTCCCCCTCCTCCACTGCCACCATATGGCAGGGCAAAACCCAGTTTCTCAGAGAGGAACTTGTTCCTCGCGTTCTGCCAGGCGTTGAACCGAGCCTCTCTGGACTGCTGCTCGGCAAGCCACTCCGCATGTCTCGTCTTCTCGTTGAGGCGAGCCTCGCGAAGGGCACGCTGAGTGGCCTTGTCCGCCATACCGGCCGCATGCCGAGCAGCAGCGGCACCTACTAGAGCTGCCCCGAAGTCAGAGCCAGAACTAGCCATCTGACCCCAATTCACGCTGCTACCGCTGCTGCCTTTGTAATCCGATGCGCTAGCCATAGCTCACCACTTCTGGGACTGCTGCCATTCGTTCCACGCGAATGGGTCAACGCCTGTTGGGGCCGTCCCTGTGTCACCGCCCATCTGCGCAGCTTCATCCTGCTTCAGACCACCCAACTGACCGAGCGTGATTCCCTGCTGAGGAGTCATAGCGTTGACCTGGGCAGTAGGAAGCGCCCCGCCTGACCCGCCATAGGCAGACCAGCCCTCCGGGGTATCATCGGGCTTGTAGACCACTCCACCCTGAAGACGCTGACCCGTCCGAGCGTCAGTCTTCCAAGTCTTGAAGCCACCCGCGTTTGGATCCCACTGCCTCGTGATCCAATTCTGGAGCATCTTGTCGCCTTCAGGACCCTGCCATCGTTCATAGTCCTCGGGCGCCTTCGACTCGATCGCCATTTGGCGCAGCTCAGCAGGAGTAGGGTTTCGTCCCCGAACCTTGTCCGCCGTCGCGCCCCTGAACAGCCCAGTATTGCTAGCCAAGGTTGTAACCCCTCCAATCATTCCAGCTCGTGGGAGCTTCATTCGTCGCTCGTACTCCTGCGATCTGTCCGAGCGTCACTCCCTCCGGACCCGTCTCCCCCTCTTGCGCTCCTGTCATCTGAGCAGCCGTCCCGCCCTTCGTCTCAGGAAGCGTCCCCACTTTCACGGGAGCCGAGGACCCTCCCCCTCCCATGCCGTACGGAAGAGAGAACCCCAACTTCTCGGAGAGGAACTTGTTGCGGGCATTCTGCCAGGCGTTGTATCTAGCCTCACTGGCCTTCTGCTCATACTCCCACTCGGCATGGCGGGTCTTTTCGTTGAGTCTGGCCTCTCGCATCGCGCGCTGAGTGGCCTTGTCTTCGAGTCCGGCTGCATGACGGGCTGCCGCCGCATTGACCATCGCGGCTCCGAGCCCACTAACGCCTTGTACCAGTGAGCCTACCCAACCCATGTTACCAACTCCTCACCGGAAGCATGTAGGTCGCAGCGTGCATCTTTAGCCCGCCCATCTTTGCCAGGAAGTGATCCGCCTTCGGGTCCTCGGCTACCTGAGCAACCACCCACGGCTCGCCACGAACCAGAGGAACCGCATGCCCTAGGCGTAGAAGAGCCCGCAAGACTCCAGGGTCTCCTCTCCGGTCGGGATCTATCCAGAGCCCCTCGAAGTGAGTCATCTGTAGCACACTCATGCACGCGACAACTTGGTCCCCGTCTAGAACTCCAGGGACCACGACGTTCTCTCGTGGAGTCCGGGAGAGCAGCAGATCGGGAACCTGTTGCATGCCAGACCACTCCTCGAATCCGAGCATCCGCGATTCGAGACTCATTCCGGCACCCACTCAAGAGTGAACGTGATTGCATACTCCATGGGAGTCGCCCCCACAGATGCATAGGTTGTCGAGTAGCGCACCGGGGCATTTCGGTCCACTCGGATCATCTGCGTGTCGCTTTGCACTGTAGTGGTGGTGTTCCCCGTGATCGCAGTGCCAGTGTAGGTAGGGGTTACCCCTCCGTCCGTCCAGTCGATCATCACTGTCAGGCTGCTCGACGTGCTAGCCGCAGTCGTGATCCTAGCGTACCAACTTACCTTGTAGAGTCCAGGGGCCAGAGCACCGTCCGATATGTCAGTGGCGGCGATGCTAGCGGTCTGGGAACTCAGAGAAATCGAGGTGTTCATCGAGACCGTGTTGTCGATCGTAGACGAGAGCGCGGAGAACCACTCCAGCCATGCCTGAGTGAGGAATCCCTCCAGGGGATCCTCCTCGCCCTTCCGAAACTGCGCCCTCCTCTTCCGGGATATCGGATCTTGTACCGGAGGTGGAGCTGAGGTAAGAACAGCCATCTACTCACCCCTCCCTTGCTGCTGCTGTTGCTGCTGTGGATTGGCTCCCTGGATGATGCCCAAGTACGCCCCGACGATCCGATAGGGGATCGGGTCCGTCATGGTCACCTCGAACACTCTGCGCCGTCCTGATCCTAGGCGAAGCCAGCGCACGCGAGTGCCGTACTCACCCTGCTTACCGGCCGGGCGCATCTGCTCAGTCCCCCATGTCTTCCCGCCGTCGTTCGACATGCGAAGCATGACTTGGGGGTTATCTCCAGGAGCGACAGCATTGCCTAGTCCAGTCTCTAGGTCCAACTCAAAGAACGCGTAGAACACTCGTGCATTCTCGTTCACGATCGCGGGACCACGGCGAAGCCTCCGGATAGTGTCCCCGTCCACGTCCGTCGTCAGATCAGAACTCATCCGGTAGATGGCCCCTAGGTTAGCATCGAGCATCCGATGCTCGCCGAACGCGAAGGCGTGGTACCGAGGACGCCAAGACGTGAACGCGCTTGAGGGGGCATCCCAGCTACCCCTCTTCACCCACACACGCGTCTTGTAGTCCCAACACCACGTGACCGCTTCCTTATCGAAGGACAGCATGAAGAAGTCGTGCCCTCTATCCGCGTAGAGGTCTCCAATCGAGTCCTCGATACCCTCGTACCCTTGGATCTGGCGCTCTAGGGCTTGGTTGCTAACCACCTCGGGTGTAAACCCGGCAGCGCGGACCACTTGACCGTATCCTGTTCGCGATGCCGCAAGCCAGATCACCTCCTGGCCCATGACTCCGATCGAGAACGGTGCAATGATCCCGTAGGAGAGCAGACCAGACGGGTGAGGGGCGAAGGGGAAGCTCGCTCCGGTGTTGTACCAGACTTCAGAGGTCTGCCCACCGAAGAGCCAGATGTACCGACCTACCACCTTCATGGAGAGCCAGCGGTCGGGCATGATCGACCGCTGAGCGTAGTCGAGTCCCGTTGTCCAGCTCGTTCCGTCGAGAAGGGCCGAGAGGTAAAGTGTCGAGGTTGCAGTGTCAAGAGCGAGGAAGTAACCGTCCAGGTGATCACCGATGACTGCCTTGCCATTGAGCGCCACCACCTGAGACAGCGTATCGGTAGTCAGATCGTAGCAGTAACCGTTTCCACCTGATGTGATGAAGAGCTGCGCTCCACCGTCACCGTTACTACAGATCGTCGCGGGGTTGCTGTCTAGGGCTACGTCCCCTCGCTCCGTCCATGTACCAACCGAGCTGATCTCTCCGAACTTGGCTCCGATGACTGCAAACTCTCTGTCGTTCTGGTAGAAGTGCCCCCGACCTGAGCCCACAGACACCGTATCAAGGGCAACTACTCCCGGAGTCGGATAGAGTGCCACCCTAGCCGTAGCGCCGGGTGATTCGAGCTGTTCCGGGTAGAAATTCCACGTCTCCTCACAGTCGGCGGTGATCGCCTCTGACTGGTAAGAGCCGCCGATGAACGCGTCAAAGCGCACGGTCACCCCTGAGTGATATCGTACGCGCCGCCCGAACTACCCAGAACAGCCGCTTCAAATTGAAGCTCCGGAACTCGGATGTTTGCCCTCTTGACAATGGACTTCGCTTCTAGCGCAGCAACGGCTAGCTCTTGAGGCGTCTGCCGGCCGTAGGACGGCGCCAGCTCCATCGCGAGATTCTTGATGAACGCTCGGCGATACCCCGGAGGAAGCGCGTAGTCAGTGGTGAGGTCCGCGAACTCCGTCAGAGCCCCTCGGGCATAGAGGGCACCCTGAAGCGTGGTATCTGTCGGACTCGGCCACAGGATCAGAGAGCCAAGCGCTACCGTGGGGTTGTAGTACCAGTGTGTAGGCTGCGTGGCAGTCTGAGCCTTGTAGGGAATGCGAGCATAATCATCGTCAGAGAGTGGAGTCAACAGATGTTCCGTGTCTGGAGTGGTACTAGTGTCGATCAGCCCCACATGATCTATCGACACGGGACGCGCTACGTTCACATTCCCACCCGTACCCACCGTGTATGTCCCTGTCCCGGAGCTGATCGTCCAAGTGGTGCGGGTGATAGTGTGAATCATCAGCCGCTCTGCCCGGAACTGATCGAGTAGAGCGTTGAGCGCGTCTAGGCCACTGTCCGTTGCCGCCGTGGAGGGCGTCTCACCCTCGGCGATTACGGACAGGTCCAGAAGCGCCGAGGTGATGAGGTCGCGGGCAGTGGCCATGGACTAGCCTTTCGTCATGACTCGGATGGCTTCTGACGGCGGTGGTACGCTCTCTTCTGCCTAGGCTGCTCAGGGATGTCTGGCACCTGCTCAGGGGTAGCCGCTTCAGCCTTGGCAACCTCTGCCTTCGCCGCTTCGCTCAGGTTGCGGTCGCGGAAGATGCGCTCGGCTGCTTCCTGGGAAATCCCCTTCTCCCGAACATCGAGCGCTTCGACCGCTGCCTTGGGATCCTCAGCGAACCCCTCAGCCTTCGCGGCCTTCTCCTGCCCTTCATCCTTCACCACACGGGACTCCATCCTAACGTTCCCGTTGTCTGCGCGCGTGGCTCGGTACACCATGAGAGGATACATCTCGAATCCGTCTGCATTGTGCCCGCCCCTGCGCTTGGAAAGGTTCCACTTCTCAAGCTCTTTCCCGTATCGGCTCTCGGCTGTGATGATGACTCCCATTCGTTCCTTCTCCTCTCAAGTGCTCGGGGCCGATGGGAGAGGAGACCACCGACCCCGAGCGGTTCACGACCTGTTTACGTCCGACCCACGAGCGCCAGATGGGCAGAGGCGACAAGACCCTCACCCCAGCACCCGGCCATGCGAACGGTGGTCGGGAAGATAGCGCCCGTACCGGCTGCGCCGAACGTCTTCTCCGACCCGGTTGAGTCAGTGATGCATGCGAACGTGCAGCGAGCGATGATGCCCGCCGTGCCTGCCCCAAGCGAGATGTAGCGCGCTGCTGTGGGAGAGGTGGCATAGGCAGGAACATCTACGGTGCCGAAGTCGCAGTCAGAGATGACGAGCCCAATGATGCCGTCTGCGGCGACGTAGATGTCAGCGTCAGTCGTGGTGTTTGCCGTCGCGTAGAAGCGGCAACCTCGGATCTTCACATCCTGGGGGATCGACCGTCCGGTACCAGGCATGATGATCCCGCCTCGGCAGTTGTGGAAGTCACAGTTGGAAATGTCCACGTTCCAACAGCCACCGTCAGTAGACCACCAGATAGCACCTCCGGTAGCCGCTGCTGCGGAACCCTTGGCATTCTTGAAGTGGCAGCCCGAAACGACCAGACCGCCAGCATCGTAGGAAGATGCAGCGCTGGTTACGAGCTTGATCCCGCCACCAGTAGCCCCGGACCCGTTGACTGACAGGTTGTGGATCCCAACTCCAAAGCTATTGACTGTGATGATCGGATCCGTGGTGGTCGCCCCAACCTTGAGCTGGGGTTGCCCGCCCTGGGTGATGCCGCGACCGATGCCGATCAGTTGCAGACCATCCTTCGCGGTGATCGTGATGTTCTCTTCGTAGCTGCCCGGATCGGTCTCACCGGCTGCGGTGTTGCATTCCTTCGGACGGATGAGGACACGATCACCACGAGCTGACGCGTTGATCGCGGCCTGGATTGTCTTGAACGACTTCGATGGAGTCAGGCCGTCGTTGGTATCGGTGCCGTTCGTCCCGTCCACATACCTCTTCGTGGCCCAGGGATTCCCGGAAGCGATACCGTAGTCGGCGTACAACTCCTCGAAGTTGGCGTTGATGGCCGGAACGCTGGTTAGCGCCCCGCCCATCTTCTGAAGTGACGTCATGGGCATAGGAGACCCCCTCCCTTACCCTACGCTGGCGACGATGTTGGTAGCCGTGCCGGTCAGACCGCCAGCAACGTAGTTGTGCCACGTCTCATTGCAGGCGATGACCTTGAATGCCGGCGAGGACGAAGCATTGGTGATCGTCTCGTACCCGGTGCTCGCTCCGTTGAGGCCACCGGTGAACTCCAGCACGTACGCCGCCGACTGACTGCCCACGAAGGTCACCTCGCAGCCGTCCAGATCCTTGGTCGGGACCGGAACGGTGAGGGTGAACGCCGTGGAGTTGAGCACAACGAGAAGGTCCTCGCCGGGCTGTGGCAGAGCCATCGTTGCGGTCGTCGAGTAGTTGACAACCCTACGCGGACGGCCCACGGGGGCGTTGGTGATCGTCGCTCCGGCACCGGGAGTGCCGAAGTCGCCCATGCCTCCATGAACGACGCGGGTGGAGGCCACATGATCGTCATGCGCAGTGCCCTCCTGACCACGCCGAACCGGAACCGTGGTGGAAGCAGTCACGTAGCCCTTGGTGACGTACATCACCTCGCCACCGACCACGATACGCCGGCCGGCTTCGAGACTCGTGGCCGAAGCCACGACGATGTTCTTATCAGCCTTGGCGCAGGCAACCGAAAGTGTCGTCTCTACGAGTGCCATGGGTTGCCTCCTAGCTCCAGATCCGGCATGCCCACTCGGGTCGCACCGCTGCGGCCCCAATGAGAATGTCCAGCCTGGAAGGATTCTGGTCGGTGGCGATGTTGTATTGCTCCACCCACCGGATAGAGATGCCCCACTCCTTGGAACGAATGGAATGGGCGGTGGCGCCTGCGCTGGGCTTCATGAGGTCCGCCATGACGAAGGCGAACGCCTCGGGAATCCAGAGCATGCCTTGCTTGCTGTTCGTGGTAGCCAGCGTGCCAGCCGTCGCAGAAGTTGCTCCGAGCACGGTAATCACTGCGTTGTTCGCCGGGCTGTTGCTGACCGTCTGGAGAGCACCACTCGTGATGATCGGGGGCCAGATGGGCAGAGTCGCCATCGCGCCGGCCGAATCCGAGGTGTCCGCCGTGACCACGAACTGTTGCAGCCGGCCCGTGCTCACGTAGGAACCATAGTTGACCGAATAGACCCCTGCGATGGTGAACACGTCGCCCTTGTGGAGGTCAGAGGCACCAGAAGCCCAACCGTCAGTGATGAGGGTTGAACCAGTCTGACTGGCTCCGTTGACGAGCGGTGTGGACGCCGTGAAGGTGCCCGTGGTATGCATCGGTAGGTTGGGGGACTGAGCCCACTCGCCAATCCCGAGGACATCACGCCCGAACTGTCCCTTTCGGAACGCCTCGGAGATGACGCCAGCAGGGTTGAACAGGGTGGATGCAGCATCGGCAATCTCGGCCATCGCGGACGGGTCAATGACCACGATGCGCTTGGCGTCGTCTGCCGACATGTCGTTGAGCTTCACACCGGCATCGAGGTACGTCTTCGTGTCGTCTGGGGCGACCCCTGGCTCTCCGACCGAATTCGCGACGCTGGCGTAGACGTCCGCCATCGCGAGAACATCGGCCGCATTCGCCAGAGAAGACGCCGCGGGGTTCACGTACCGCTCGCGGATGTCATTCAAGTCCAGCGTCGCCTGAGCGGAGCTGTACGTGAAAGCCACCTGCTTTTGGTTGGTGAGAGAGATGTTGACCGTCTCGTCGTAGAGGTCCTGAAGCTGGATTGCCTCACCATCCTTCACGGTGAAGCGCTGCGGCTTGCGAGCCTTGACCGTATCCCCAACCTTGGCACCGCTCTGCACGTACTGATCGTCATACGTCCGCGTGAAATTGCGGGCGAGCACCAGATTGTTGATGTAGCCTCGGCCTACTTCCTTCATGACCCAGGTGGGGGTCACTAGTGTGTTGGCCATGACTGCTCCGTGGGATTTGACTCCCGGAAGCTACCGAGAAGAGCTTCTATCGCTCCTACCCTCGGCTGGCGCTTTGGCCTCTGGCGGGGCCGCTTCGCCATTCGTCCGCGTGAGCGCGGGTGCCAGTGCTGCGGCGTCTCACGCACCCCGGAGCGGCGCGGCGTACCGGGCGGGGCCTTTCCCGGTCGCGGTAGTACGTCACGAACATGCTAGCACGCCTTGTCAATAGCCTGTTGCATGGTTGAGTCACTTGCGCTAACATCCTGGCCGGAGGGCCGCTCCGACCGGAGAGGGGCGGGCTCACGTGGCACATGCGTTGCGGGTAACCCGCCCCCCTCCTCACATCCTCTCTCATCGTCCAGACCGTCTCCTACGTTGCTCCGCAGCATTTTCGCGAGCTACGAAGGCTTCGAAGGACTCGTCGTCGCTCCCTTCCTCAACCACCGAAGCAGAGCCATGTACTGGCCTAATCGGAGGCTTAGCGCGGCTTACAGCCGCCTGAATAGGGTGAGGTTGGCCGGCAGGAGTGATCCTAGACTCCATCCTCGCCATGGACTGCAAGATGGCGATCGGGCCTCTCTCCTGGCCGAGGCGGATCAACCCCGCAACTTCTTCGGGGTGCTCCGTGAAGTGAAGCATCATGGCCCCGAATCCCTCGGGAGAGCCCTCCTGAGCCTGGAGTAGACCATCTGCTATCACATTCAAAGGCGTAGGACGGGAACCAGGGGCAAGAGTCTTTGAAGGCATGAGGTTCCACAACCGTGGATCGGTGCGTTCTACCAAGTCAGGGATAGCTTCCCGCGCCTTGTCGATCTGTTTCTTGACGTCATCTCCGAATTGCATCATGTCTTCGAGGACACGACGGGCGTAGCGCTCGGCCTCCTGCTTCTTGGCGATCTGGCCGTACTCCTGCCGGCTAGCCCACCGGGCACGGGCCTCTACGAAGTCTTCGTAGGTCTCGAAATCCTCAGACTTCGGCCTAGGGTCACCAGGATCGTCTGGGAACGACGCAGAGGGTCCTGGACGGCCCTCGGGCTGTCCAGACTGCTTAGAACCGCCTCCCAGGCGAGCCTCGATGCTGCGGATACGGTCCTCAACCTCCTGTCGGCGCCTAGTCTCCTCCTGGAGTGCCTTCCGGGCCTCCGCCGCCTCGCGGGTGGCCTGCTCTACTCTGGCTCGGGCAGAAACGCGCGGATCGGATGACTTGTCTTTCTCGGCCTGTTCGGCCTTTTCCTTGGCTTCCTTGGTCTCAGCGGCCTTAGCTTCCTTCGCGGCCTCCTTCTTGGCCTTCGCCGCTGCCTCTCCGCCCTTCTTCCCGAGGGCGGACGCTGCCTTGCTCACATCGGGCTCGTCGTCTTCCTCGCCCTCCGCGTGCTCTTCCTTATCCTCGGCCAGGACCTTCTCCATGGACTCTTTGGACTCGGAATTGCTCGTGACGGTGAAACCGTCGCCCTCGACTGCCACGTGCCCGCCCGGAGCCGGTGCCGGGGTTGCTGCCGATGCCGTATCACTCATGCGCTCTGTTCTCCTCTCACTTTCCCGTCACCAACCACTTGAAACGGCCCCAGAAACCACGGTGAAGGATCACTTCGAGATCCTCGATGGCATTTCTATGGCAGTAGATCACGTTGGACATGCTGACCAAAGCGTTCCACTTCCCGATAGTTGCTTCTAGGCTGGACGCCTGTCTTTCGAGGCGAGTCACCCTCCCCCGCGTGATCTGCTCATTCTGGAGTGACGCCTCGATAGCACGGCGCTGCGAAACCTTCTTCAGACCACTTGATGCTGTGGTGCTCATCCTCTCAACTCCTCGGCCGTTCTCCCGCACATGGGGCATGCGGACGAAAGGGAATTCCAGTAGCGTAAACCGCAAGGTTCGCAATGAAACGTGCCGGGATTAGGCTTTGCTGCCTCGACTCCAGCCTCTAGCTCTGCTTCCAACTCCTCCATCCTGGCACGAATCTCCACTTCGGATTCGTAGTCAATCACGCAGCAGATGTTGCCTCCGATCTTTCCACCCTCGCGGACGCCATGAGCTTCGCTTGCATCAGATGGAGTTGAAATCCATACCTCGGTCGCATCCGAGAATGCCTTCAGTTCCTCTCTCAACTCCGCTACCGTCATCCTCTCTCCTCTCGACTACTCGGTCGGCATCTGTTGACCCTGAGCCCTAGCAGCCTCTACCGCAGCCATGCCAGCCTCGTGGCCCTGCGCTTGCTGGGTCGCGATCCTAGCCTCCTCCGACTGCCTCTCTGCCTGAGCCTGCGCCTGCACTTGCTCAGCACCCATGAGCGCTACTTCGTGCGCCATCGTCTCACGGTGCTCCATTTCCTGATGTTTCGCGCCGGCCATGTCCAGCAAAAGATCGAGCTTGGCTTCGAGACCCTTAGCCGCGAGTTGGGCTCCAGCCTGAATCTCGGCCACCTTGATCTTGGTCTCGGAGTCGATCTTCGCCACCTCGATCTTGGCTTGCTGCTCAGCCGCCTTAGTCTGGATCTCCTGCTGCATAGCCTGCATCTGCTGGCCCATCTGCTTGATCTGCATCTGCATCTGCTGACCCTGCTGTGGCGTCGGTCCTTGCTGATCCTTGTCCTCGTTGAACACGTTCGGGAACTGCATATCCCGCCACTTCCTGAGCTTCTCGGCCACGTCCTCGTGTCCAGGGAAGTCAGACCGCTCGAAGTAGTCAGGGCCGATGATAGGCAGAAGGTTCGGAGCCTTGGCCAGGATGTCCCCGATCATCTCCTGAGACTCCTGCCGAAGCGTGTTGCTCGCCTTCCCGATGGTGACCGCTACCGTGTACACGCCCTTGCGCAGATCCAGGTGCTTGATCTCAGAGGGGGGGGCCATCATCGCCGGCTGCCCTTCTGCCGTGGGAGGCACAGCCACGGGCCGCTTCGTCTGTGGATGCTTGAAGTACGGCTGATTCAGCATCACCTCTTCGGTTCGGTCCTCCAAGTCGAGCGTTCTAGCCACCCTACCCGGCCTATCGTAGATCGCAGGAATCAGGTCGAGCACAACCCTAGCCTCATACTGCATGGCACGGGCTAGGTTGCTCAGGTAGTGGCTTGATCCCAGCTCTGACTGCTCTTGCAGGGCCAGAATAGCCCTACCGCTCTTCTCTCTCGGGCTCGTTCGTCCAAGGGCAGGATCGTAGGTGGCGGTGGCCGACTGGATGAAGTTGTCCGCCAGCGTCAAGAGCTGCATAGACAGGTTCATCCGGCTTCCGTCCACCTGATTCCTCTGCGGGGCAGGCAAGGGAGACCCGGCTAGCGTGGTCGGCTTGTAGAGTAGGTAGGGGTAGTTTCGGACGTTCGCATACTTCCACTGCTCCTCAAACCCCTCCTGCTGACCCTCGGCCATGATGTACGGAGCCTTGGGCTCTAGCGCTGCGCTCTCCACAGCTTGGCTTGCCGCGTAGTTGTGGATCTTCTGAGCCCCCATCGCAGGCTCGATCACACCCTGATACCGGCGCTGCCCGTCGAACGGCTGAAGTTCCTTTCCTAGCACGGTCACGATGGGCAGGTACTTCCCGTTCCACTCCTGCTCCTCGATCACCTCCACGCCAGACAGCGTAGCCCAGCGCACGGTCACCTTGTCCCGCTTCCGAACAAGCGGAGGCTCGCCTTCCACCTCAAGGCTGATCTCCTCAGTCGTGTGCTCCTTCCAGAAATACTCCACGACCAGGACAGCTTCCTTGTCGTCCTCGCCCTTCACCCAATCGGGAGCGTCCTCTGCCTCATCGGCGAACTCATCACTCTTGCTAGGGTCCGTGGCCTTCGGGTAGTTCCTCCTGAAGTCCTCGGGCGTGATCCAGCGGTCCACGAACACGTACTCAGCATCAGAGTTGTCCACCTTCTGCGCCGCTGGGTCGAAGTGGACGCAGCTCTGATCGAGAATCCTCTCGATCGCGATCTTCTGGTCGAAGTGGGCGGGTGTCGTGTCCCCATCGAAACTCAGCGAGTCGTCGTACACCGTGTTGATGCGGTAGTAGCCCCTGCCAACCTTCACCGCTCGCTCGAAAGCCCAACCTCTCGCGTCGTGCGCCTCGCTGTCCCTCTCGATCTCCCGGTAGTGACCCTCGAAGAACTCGGCCACCTCCGTGGTAGCGTCAGGGCTAGCCGGCTGGATGTTCACCCCTAGGTGAGCGCTGCGCTCTTGGTTGAGGATGAGCTGAACAGGCTGGTCGATCTTGGGGATGCTCAGGATGGGCCGGGCAGGGATCCCCGCTGCCGGGTTGCCTCCCCTCTGTGCCTTAGCATCGTCGTCCCACTGCTGGTCTGGATCTTGGAACTTGAGGCACTTCCGCTCCCTCTCCCGCTGGGTCTGGTCGGCAGCAGTGGCGATCTTGTGGCGCTTCTTGGCCGTATCCAGGAGCTTCTCTCGCTCACTCTTGGTGCTACCCGCAACCTCGATGACGACGCTACCCTTGCTCATGATCCCTGCTTCTCCGTGACCGAATGCACTACCCTCGGCACTGTTCCGCCACTCTTGGCTGGTCTCAGGACCCTGACGAACTTTCCCTCGCCAATCAAGTCCCGGATCTGCTCGGGAGTTAACTCTCTACGCTCGCCTAGTCTCTGGTGAAGACTCAGCTTGGGAGAAGTACCCCCGAGGTAACTCCCAACCCACACCTCTAGCTTCTGACCACCCCAGCGCAGGTCAGACGTGCCGTCACCGAAGTTGAGGCTGTAGATCATGCGTGGCCTACTTTCGAGGCGTCCTCGCGCGTGCCCATCGCCAGCCCGATCTGTATGAAGTCGAAGCGGTACTCGGGGTGCTCTTCCCGTAGCTTCTCATACAGCTTCAACAGCTCATCCGCCACCTTGCGCTCGTGCTCTGCGTCGCAGTGGCACACCTGAAATGTCCTCTCTCTCATGTCCAACTCCAACTCGTGGGCATGGGCGTGCTCTCTACCTGACGCTTAGCCTTCGGCACCTGATGGCGCACCGCCAGCCCACGGAAAGCGTCTGCGCCATGGCTCCATTGGTTGTGTACCGGCACCGAAGTGAACGCGTCCAGCTTGGCGTTGAACGTCTTGCGGTAGTTCCGAAGGCTCTCGATCAGCCGGTTGGTCTTGGTCTCGTCAAACCAACAGCGTGCCAGGATCAGACGTGCAGCCTCGATTCCGTCGATCACGTCGAGCGCCGGTAGGGGATCCTCGAAGCGCAGCCCAAGCCCCACCGCAGTCTCCTTCCGGCTCTTCCCTGTGCCCAGCTCCCTAACAGCGATGTCATGGGGCGGGTAATGCTTGCCGTACACGTAGCCACGCTCGGCTAGGACCTTGATGTAGTGCGTCAGACCTTCGCCGCTCGACTCGTAGTAGTCGATCAACCGTACCTCTCCAGAGCGCAGGGATTGGCTGAACACGATGCTCGTGTAGTCATCCATACCGAGGTCCCAATCCGTGTCAACTGGCAGGGAGGGATCGTAGGGAACGCGCGTGATCCGCCCGTCCTTCAGAACAGCCGCCATCTCGTTCAGGTAGTAGGCGCCCTTGACCGATGCGTCTGTGCTCAGGTACCACTCCTGATCGAACTCGTCCTGAGTCATGAGACCCTTGGCGACAAGCTTCCGGTCATCATCCATGGCTGTCTGAAGCATCTGAATAGTGACCCCATCTTCAGATGCGAGGCTGCCATCTATGTCCTGCCACAGAGAGAACCAGTCAGAATCGTCCTTGCCCTGGAGCCAGGTCGTGTACAGGTGATCCTTGCCCTTCACGGTCCCGACGAAGAGCGCGTATCCCAGATGATCGCCGAGGGCCTTAGATAGTACCTCGCTGAAGATGTTGGCGGGCTGCTGACTGTACTCGTCGAAGGATAGACCGCTACCCGCAAAGCCTCGGAACGCGTCAGGATCGTCAGCTCCAAAGAGCTGGAGTTTGTTACCGTTAGGGTACCGAACGAGTAGCTCTGACTCGTTGAACTTAACACCCGGGATCACCCTCGCGTAGTACTTCACCTTGTCCCACGCCACGAGCTTCGCCTGCGTCCGGAATGGCATGATGTGCCCGTAGTGCCTGCCCCCAGGAGGATGGATCAACTCGTCCAACTGCTTCTCGGTCAGGTCGGGGCGCAGGTTCAACAGCCGGCGCTTCTCCCACCCGTCGTCTAGAGCTGCCCTCTGGTGGTGGTTGATGACAGCAGTCGTCTTCCCTGCCCGGCGGTGAAGCAGTAGCACACCCCAACGCTTCAGCGAGGCATGCAAGCCCTTAGCCCAATTCCTGGGGTGGTAGGGGACTACAACTGCCACTGGGCTAGACTCAGCCATCCTCCCCTTCCCACTTGATCGCGATGCCGCCGCTGTGCTCAACCTTCTCGATCAGTTGCCCGTGATGCTTCATGAGGTTTTCCAGAGCCTTGCTCTTATCCCACATGCGAAGCTTGACCACGGTGTCCCGCTTC